CTCGTTCCAATTTGTCTCGGCATCACCAAAGATTGAACGGAAGCCCCTAGCAGTTCCCCTGATGTCAGGTAAGCCAGCTTCTACCTTCTGAGCCACTTCGCTGGTGGTATTAGTTCCCTCCAAAACGCGATGCTGAAGGTCAGGAAGGTTGAACGTCGTAGAGCCGTTGCCAGCACCATACTTCGTGCCGATCTTCCTGAAAAGTCGCGCATACGTCGTGCGGCTGACCTCAGCACCATTGCACTGAAGCCAACCCGTCGGTACTTCGTGCGCATAGGCCACAGTGCCGACCGGCACAGGCGTCAGCTCAGGCATGATCTTGTCGAGCGCTTCGGAAATTTGAGAGAGATTAGGCAGGGCCATAGTTAAACTCCTGAGAGAGGTTGCGCCTGGTGGCCGAGCGTAGCGACAGCGTTCGTCAGCTTCGCCAGCACTTCGGTGATTTCGTCGTACTTACTGCCGCCGACAAGATGACCGCCTGCGGTCACACCGTCGCCGACATAGAGGTCATAGGTGTCCGTCGCAACAGCAAGCTCACGATTCTTGAGCGTGATCTTCTGAAGCTGAGCAAGCGGCATGCCGCGAATCATCAGCTCGTGTTCGCCAAAGTCCTGAGACTCGGCAAGCTTGCTTGCAGGAATGCTGTTGTTCTTGACCCACGCCAGGGATTGAAGCGCTTCAAGGAATTGCGTCTCCGAAGCCTTCGGCGTCAAGCCGGCCGCCGCAATGACGGACAAGCGAGCCTGATCGGTGATGTAGAACCATGCGGCTCGAGGCGTCGTGGCAGGAATGCCCTTCGCAGGATCGCCAGAAGTTGGATACCCCTCAGAATTCAGGGTCGTAAGATCGGGAGGCGTGTCAATCGCGCCTGCTCCCCAAAAACCTTTTGTTGCCATCATGGCTCCTTAGTTGTCGTACATAAAAAGAACTTCCACATGTGCGGGTGCGAGCGCCCGAATCACACACTCGAGCAGAGAGCTGCCCCACCGTGCCAGAGGCTCTTCAACCGTACAGTCGGGAACAAGTTCCGAGTAGCCGGAACTCACGTCAATCGTGATGCCGACCGTAAAGACTGGCAGCCACCTTTCATCAGCAAGCGGCGCTTCGACGTCATGCTCCACATCATGCTCAGAGAAGACCGTTACCTTCGCCTTGTAGCCGAGGGTCCCCGCCAACTCTTCGAAGTACTTTGCGGTCAAACCTGAGTTTGACGTGATCTTTGCCAACAATTCCTGCCGCATCTGCTCGAGCGTAGGATCAGCGATTGCCGCCACGCACTCACTGGGAATGCCGTGATCGTCAAACCATCGCTGAAGCTCTTCGATGCTTGTTCGCGGATCCGATTCTTCAATGACAGCTCGCGCTCTTGCATCCACTCTTGCCGCCTCTTTCGACAGTGCGTAAAGAATCGCGTCAAGGGTTCCGCCGCGCTTTCTGTGCCAGATCGGACCGCGTGGCAAAAAAGCATTCACAAGATGCTCATAGTCGCTTTCAGTAAATTCCATGCCTCACCTCACACAAAAGTGATTTTTCCAGGCACGAAGATTTCACCCGTTGAGCACGCCACGTCGTCGGCCGGCACCTGAATGCGATAGCTCTTCAGGTCGGAGATGCTGGCGATCGCACGATCAAGCGACGTGAGCAGGATCGCTCCGGAAGGAGACGACTCAGCAATGATCGTTTGCGCGATCTCGCCTTCAACCTGCTGTCGGAGTCGTTCCGTATCGGGCAGGATATCGACCGTCACATCAAGCTTCTTCGGTATCGGAGCGACGACATGAAGCACTGTCGTGACAGGCATCTCCGCCTCGATGTACTCCTGAACCGTCTTGATCATCTGAGCGTTCGGAATCCCGTTCTCAGTCATGTTGTCGGTCATGAAGCGCACGGTGACGTGGCCGTTGCCCATCTCCTTCGGGAAGCACCATGCACGAGTAACGCCCGGCACTTCCAAAGCCCACTTTACGTAGTCCTGCTTCGTGCCCGCTTTCGGTGGAGACTTCTGACGGAAGAGAAGGCGTTCTCTCAATGCCTCATCATCCTCGGCGTCAGCACCCCCCGTCAGCTCGCCTGCCGTACACGTCGACTGGACGCCTTCGATCGGAGAAACGAGCGTCAACTCCATGCCGTCAGCGGCATTGCCGGATGCACCCGCGGCTACCGCGCGGATAGCGGCCTGACCGCCTGCGCTGTCGGCCGTCGTCACGTAAACGACTCCGTCAGCCGTTTGAAGCTGAGTACCTTCAGGCACAGTTCCCGTTCCGACGAATGTCACAGTGCCAGTCGCATAGGACGCCGCCTTGCGATAAATCGCATACTCCGACGCCCGACGCTCAAGGTATGCGCCTTCGGCCGTGGAGCTGAAAATCTGTCGCAAGACAAAGTTGATGTGGCCGTGGAGCGTATGCGATACGCCTGCGATTACTCGGCTCAGCACAGGCACGAGCGTCCAGCGCATCGACTTTTTGCCGAGGCGACTCTCGGCATCCGACTGGACACGCGAAATAAGGTCCTGAATTGTTGGTCTCTCAAATGCCATTCAAAACGTCCTTGAAAACCGCGTCAAAAGCCCTTTCGCTTTGACGCTTGAAAAGCACTACGCGCAGATCGACCTGACAGGCCTCTGCACCCCGAACGGCATTCACGGTAATGCGCTCAACCAGACGATCATCGATCATCCATTGAAGCGCCTCTTTCGCATAAGCCTCAGCCCGCTGAAGCGTCAGCGGAAGAATCTTTTCTCGCTGAAGAAGCCATAGCCTCGAGCCGATTCGATCACCCGCAACAGTTGCATAGGTATCTCCCCACCAGCCCTGCCGATTCGGTGCCTTGATGCCGTCATCCTCTTCAGATTTGCGACATGAAAAAAGGCTGATCAACACAGCTTGCGCCAGCTCATCAGCCTGAAAAGTCGTGATGTCGGTTTCTTGACCGTTCACACGTAATTCCATCGTTCACCTCACTTTGGAGCGGAAGTGTTTGCGCCGTCGCCTTGCTCAGTGTGCACATGAGACATGAGCGAGATGCCGCCTGCGGTAACGTCGCCCGTTGTCGTGAGGGAGCCTGTGACGCTTGCGCCAGAGCCGCCGCTCACAGCGAGGCCGCCGAGAACAGTCAGGCTCTTGTCAATCGTTGTCGCGCCAGTGACGTGAAGCGAAGCAGAGTCGATCGTAACGGCCGAGGCCTTGACTGTGACGTTGCCGGTAACAGTCGCAGAAACGTCACCTCCTACGCTTTCGGTGACATTGCCGCCGACGGTAATCTCTGCGTCCTTGTCGACCCTGGCATGCAGCCAACCGGGCGTGTAGACCTCGAGGCCGTCTCGCGTGAGATGGACCTTCTGGCCGAGATCGTCAAAGATCGCCACCTCGCCAGTCTTGAGCGGCTTCAGCCGATAGCGTCGATCAGCAATCGTGAAAACGATGCCATGAGATCGATCGCCATCAAAGAAGAGCGCGAACGCTTCAGCTTCAGGGTGCGGCTCCGACGTAAAGCCGTAAGGCTCGACGTGCTCGAGGTCATCGCGCACTTCGTCGGCCAGAAGCCTTACCTGCACCGAGCGCATCTTTTTTGCACCGTCGGCAAGCGTCATGACGCCGCGAGCGAAGAAATCAGAAAGTCTGCTCATAAAAGAAAAGCGACCGTATTGCTACGATCGCTCGATTATGTTGGCTTGATGGTCAGCGCTTGCGCTCCCACGTGTCCTTGTCAACTTGCGTCCATTCTTCAGTGTCTGAAGATCCGTGACGCCAGACTGTGACGGACCCATCAAGATTCTTATGAACCTTTTCGACTTGACCGACGCGACGTTCGTCAACTGGACGCCGACCTTCGGGAGCGCCAGGCTCAAAGTGAGCCTTAAGACATGGTTGATACTCACCCATTGAGTAACCAGGTTCACATACTATTTTGGCGTCAGCCGAGGGCATAAAAGCAAGCAAGGCAAAACCGACAACCAGAAGACTTTTCATAGAAATTCGGCGCGGAAACCTCTGTCTTCAGACAGGGGAGGAAGCGCCGTCCTCCTTTCTAAGTTCGGTTAAATAGGTGCTTCTCTTTT